GCTCGTTCAGCGCAGTGATGGTCTCCAGGTACTTGACCTCGTCGAAGCCCTCCGTTCCACGTAGTGATTCCGCCTTGGCCCGCTTCTCGGCGATCTCCGCCTGGCGCCGGCCGAATCCGTCCAGCGATGCCGTCAAGCGCGACAGCGAATCGCCGGCGGTGCCGAATGCCTCGCGCAGCGCCTCACCGAAATTCTGCGCGCGCGCAGGGTCGAGGAACTGGTTCAGTTCGTCCAGCGCCTTCTTGTTGGTGTCGAAGCTGATCTGCTTCGCAGCCCCCTCGCGCACCGCTTGCGCACGTTCGCGGAGCGCTGCCGCTTCTTCACGATATCGCTCTCCCATTTGGCCCGTGATATCGATGCCCTCGGCGGCCCACACCTTCTCTTCGGCGCGCAAGGCCATGCTCTCAAGCCTGACTGCATTCAGCTCGGCAAGCGCCGTAGCGCCAAGGCCGATCTGTTCGTTCTCGGCGCGCTGCGCCTGCAGGTCATTGGTAGCTTTGCTCTTCGCCGCGGCTGCGACGTCGTAGGCCTTTGCATAATCCTCAGCAGCCGCCAGCATCAACTTGCGGTCGGCAATTTCCTGCTCGGCGGCAGCCTTGATTGCAGGCTGTTGCGCCAGCAGATCGGCTTGCTGCTTTGTCAGCTGATCGAGCGAGATCGCGCCTTTAGCGTAGAGATCGCTGAGCATCTTCCAGTCGGCAGCGAACGTAGCGGTCAGCCCTGAAATTTCTGCCAAGGCTGCCGCCTCGGCGCGCATTGCATCCTCGCGCTTTTTGGCTGCAGCATCCCAATCCCCCTGCAGCGCGGCTTTACGCGCTGCAGCAATCCGATCGGTGATTTCCTTTTCACTGACGCCAGCGGCCACGCCCTCATTGCGGATCCGAACCTCTTCACGCTTTAGTCGGATGCTTTTTTCGAGGTATTTGTCGCTCTGGTTGTCCCATTTGATGCGCGACTCAACTTGCTGCGCCGCGTCGGCTTCAGCTTTTGCCGCAGCCTCCTTGGTTCCAATGTTTGCTCGGAGCGCGGTGATCTCGGCTGTATTGCGCGCAAGCGCATCACGCTGCATGCGCTCGGACCAAGCATCTCTGCGTGTCCGCGCCGTGGCGATGTTTTCCTCAAGCTTGTCGCGGTCCTTTATCAAGCCTTCAAGCTTTTGGTAATCAGTAGCGGCTCGACCAATATCCCAGAACGAATCAAATACACCGACAGTTGCCTTTTTGATGCGCAGCCAAGCCCGCTCCATTTCAGAAAGACTATCCAGCGCTTTATGTTTTTGCTGCTCAAGCCCCTCTGCGTATGCAAGCTGTGCTACGGTCGCCGCCTCCGCCGCCCGCCCCTGCGCCTCCAGAGCCTTCACTTGAGCGTATACTTCAGACGTCAAGAAGTGATATTTCTCATTTAGGCTGGCTAGGGCAGAAAGCGGCGCGGACCCGAGCTGGTCGAATTCCGAAACCGTATCAGCGATGCTCCGCCCGAGAACTCGCTGCCCTTCGGTCGCAACCGCCGCGAAGCGGGCCATGTTCTGCGCCGAAACCTGACTTGCCGCCGACAGCGCAATAAGCGCTTCCGCTGCATCGCTCTGCGAACCCGACAGCATGCCCACCTGTCGCGCTGCTTCGGACATTTGATCTGTCGTTGCGCCAACGGCATTCCCCGACTTGGCGATTGCGATTCCGAAAGCGTCAGCTTCCGCCGATCCGCCCTTATAAGCAACGGCAAGGCCGGCAACAACAACGGCCGCAGCGGTGTACGGATTAACCAGCCTCATCAGATATTGGCCAATGCCCTGAAAAGCCTGCTGGATACCCCCGAAAGCATCGACCACCTGACCGCCTTGCTGGACCAGGATCGTCATCGGGTCCATACCGCCTTGCAGCGAAGTCACCACGTCTGTGATTTGCGCCGGCAACTGCTGGAGCGCCGCGCGGGTTTGCCCTGCGCTAATGCTTAGGTCATCCAGGCCGGCAGCGCCGCCTAACGCAGACGTGCGCGCGCGAGCCTGCGCCAACTCGACCGCGCGCAGTTGCGCCAGATATGGCTCGAGCACCTGCGTATCGACGCCGCGCTGCTGCGCCAGCGTTTCGTAGTATTTCGAGCTCGATCGCGATCCCGCTTCCATCTGCGCGGTGGTGCGTTGGATGGCCCCCACCAAGTTACGCTGGGCCGCCTCGACCTTTGCCGATGCGCCGCCGGCGCCACTGCCGATGTCATTGACAGCCCGCTCCGCTTGCTGCCCGGCGCGCGTGACGGTCCCGGCCATTTGGCCGGCCTGCTGCCCGATTTCGTCGAAGCCCGCGCGGGCGCCGGAAGTGTCGACCTCGGTGACAAGTTGAATGCGGCGCTCTTCAGTCATCGTTACCTCAGTCGTTTTTCGTGTGCATGGCCGCAAGGGCCGCGTATTCCATGGCGCGGATGTCATCCTCCAGGTCGAGATATTCTTCGGCCGTCAGATCCATTCGATCCATCTTGTGGAACAGGGTGTTGTAGTCGAGGCCGAGTACGCCGTTCATCCCTGCAGCGCGCCATTGGGTGCGCAGGCAGGCAAACAGGTTGTAGGCCCGGACGTTTTCGGGCCATATCTCAACAACCTCATCGGGGAAATCCTCCTCGATAAGGCCTGCCGTCGCCATTTCCGCCAAGTCCTTGTCTGTGGGACCTGGCTTGTACATGGCGTCGGCGATTAGACGGAGTTTCCCAGGCGGCCTTCGGTGATGGCTTCACGGTACGAGCTGACGATCGCAGCCACCGCCGCCGGCAGTTCGTCAACCAGCTGCTCGACGGCTTCGCGATCGAACGGGATGTCGAGGTTCCAGCCTTTGACCGATTTCATGATCGAATCGACGTTCACGCCCACCTGGTGCGCAACTAAGTCGGCCTGGCGGAACTCAGGCAGCGGCTCGCCGGCGTCGACGGCGGCTTTGTAGCGGGCCGTCTCTTTTTCCGCGCGCGCCGCAACGGCAGCCTGAAGGGCGTCCGTGAATTCTGCGTATTCAGTGCGGGTGCGGTAGACATACTCGACCTTCATGCAGCCGGTCGAGCCGTCGAGCATCTGGAAGGTGATCTCTTTTTCGAACGACGCCGGGCGCTTGCCGAGGATGATTTTTTGAGCTTTTGCCATGATTTTTTTCTTTCGGGAGGGGTAAAAAGACCCTGCGAGGCGCTACCTCGCAGGGCTGAGAAAGCCGGCGCCAGCTATTGGGCGCTGGCTGGCAACACAGTTACGCGGCGTAGCGGTTCACGCGGCTACGCAGTGCGACGCCGCACTTGACGACCATGCCCTGACCTTTGACAAAGCTCGGGCTTGGATTGAAGCCCAGCACGCCGTTGTAGAGCAGCGGCGCGCCGGAAACCAGCACGACGCGAATCGCGGTCACCGCCTGGGTGTCGGTGGCGGCCTGCAGAATCGCGTTGTGTGGCAGCGCTGGGTCATCGGCGATGGTCATGGCGATCGACGAAGCGGCGAAGCCGTTGAAGATCTGGATCTCGTCTTCGACGTCCAGGAATTCTTCGGTGTTGTATTTCGGGTCGCCGCCCGACACCGCGAACTCCTTCATGTAGGGCATGACGGTCCACGTCAGGATCTTGCGCAGCGAACCCGCACCATTGCCGGCCGGGAATTGCTTGATCGAGGTCGTGTCGAAGCCTTCCAGGACGGCGGTAGTTGCGGTGGCGGATTTCACGCGGAAGAGCCGGAGGTTTGCCTTCACCCAGCCGCTGGAGAGTTCGACGATATCGCCAGGAGCGAAGGTGTTCGCAGCAGTGGTCAGAACGCATTCCGAAGCGTTGCTGGCTGCCGAGACAGCGATAGCCGGGGCGTAGGAGGCAGCAACCGAGAAGGTGCTGTTGTTGGGGACGGATACAGCCATGGAGTGGGCCTTTCGAGTGAAGCCCGTTGCCGGGCCGTTGCGCCCATTCGGGCAAATAAAAAGCCACCCAGATTTCTCGGGGTGGCTTGTGTGGTTTTTTGCTGCAGCTTAGCGATTCGACCAGACAGAAAAGTCCTGGCGACTGCCATAAACCGGAATGTCGACGTCGAAATCCGAAACGGACGCACTGACCGGACTGGCTTGCAGCTCCGTCGCCTGAATCAGCGCGACTTCGATCCGCATCATCAGGCCTTTGGCCGCGCTTCGAGAATCGGCCCAAACGTTGATCTGGATTTCCGCGTTCTCCACGGTTGGCACGGCGCCGTCGAGAAAGTCGGGCGCCTCGCCACCAATTTGTTGATAGGTGATGTAGGGCCGTTCGGTATTAACAGGTGCGAAGTCTGGTTTGACACGCGGGCAAATCGTCTTGAGCAGCGCAGTCAGCT